TTGGTAAAGATGCAGTAAAGCAAGCACGAAAGGACCTGGGTTTATGAGCCGCGTAATGTTAACTGCTTCTGAAGCAAGAATAAAGTCACTACAAGATATTTTTGTCTTGAGAGAAATTCGTGACCTTGAAGAAGAAATTCTATTGGCTTCTGCAGATGGCGCAGTTGAAGTAATTGTATCTACTACAAGCACAATGGCCAAGAACACTACAGACACAGGCTACGCACTTGCAACAGAATACTTTAACACATGGTCCAATGTTAGAGATGATAGACAAAAAAGACTTCAAATGGACAAAGTGATCCAATACTTTTCAGATTTAGGATACACTATAGATCGCCAAATTAATCCAGTTAGCCAAACCACTTTTCAGTGGGTAGTAGCCTGGTAATCATTGACTTATATTACACTACTGTGTATAATAAGTGACGATGATAAAATTTAATCCCAAATATAACTACCAACCATTAAATCGTATAGATGGCGCAAGTCGTCTATACGAGACTCCTGATGGTTCCCGTGTACCCAGTGTTACTACAATTCTGGACAAGACCAAATCAGAGGAGTCAAAGCAAGCACTTGCAAATTGGCGCAAGCGTGTAGGTGAACAAAAGGCCAAAGAAATTACAACCGAGGCTGCAGGCCGCGGAACACGTATGCACAAGTGGCTTGAAAACTATGTGCTAACAGGCGAAACAGGCGAACCTGGTACTAATCCATATAGCTTACAAAGTCATAAAATGGCACAGACCATTATCAATCAAGGCCTAGTCAACTGCAACGAAGCCTGGGGAACCGAAGTACAACTTTACTGCCCTGGCTTGTACGCAGGTACTACAGACTTAGTGGGAGTACACGGCGGCCAAGATGCTATCATGGACCATAAGCAAACCAATAAGCCAAAGAAAAAAGAATGGATTGACGACTACTTTGTGCAAACTACAGCATACGCACTGGCACATGACGAAGTGTATGGTACCAAGATTAGAAAAGGGGTAATTTTTATGTGCTCTGCAGATAACGAATACCAAGAATTTATTATTGAAGGCGCAGAGTTTAAGCATTATCAAGACCTGTGGCTTCGTCGAGTAGAACAGTATTATAAACTAGCATAAGTATCACAGTGGAACATAGAAATTTAGAACATTGGTTTACCGACAAACAAGGTAGACTAGCAGCCTGGAGAGATTGGAGACTGAGTCTTTCAAACCTGGACACAGACTCGGCTTATCAAGAAGTAGCAACCTGGTGGAAATTTGTCCCAATGGTTACTAAAACGTTTGACCCCTGGAGAAAAGAATCTTGGCCCGACCCATGGGAATTAATTGGGTCTGGTTCTTTCTGTTCCAGCGCACAAGGGCTTGGTATGTTTTACAGTCTGGTGCTGGCCAAAATAGATTGCGATCTAATGTTGGCCATAATTGACGAAACTCCGCGCCTGTTGGTCGTACTTCCCAATAAAAAATTGTTAAATTATTATGACGGAGAAGTAATCGACCTTGGCGAAACAAAAATGCAAATTTTACAAACATGGGCGCCTAGCGACCTCGCTAACCTAGTTAAAGTATAAAGATATTGCGCTATGGTTCCTGGTTAAGTATGAACTTACTGCACCAAGACAGCGCACACGAAACGTATTAAAGGACAATATGAGCAAATCAGCAATTAACGTAATTAAAAGAGATGGCCGTAAAGAGCCATTAGACATTAACAAAATCCATTTAATGGTGGAAGAAGCATGTGAAGGCCTAGCAGGAGTCAGTGTAAGCCAAATTGAAATGAATGCAGACTTGCAATTCAATGATGGTATTACAACAGCAGACATCCAAGAAATTTTAGTTCGTAGTGCCAGCGACTTAATCAGTCTTGAAAAGCCAAACTATCAATTCGCCGCCGCACGTTTACTTTTATACGGTCTTCGTAAAATTGTTTTTGGCAAATTTGATTACATTCCACTGTATGACTTGGTAAAACAAAACGTAGCAGCCGGTGTTTACGATGCAGAACTCTTACAGCAATATACAGAAGCTGAATGGCGCCAGCTTGATGTTTACATCAACCACCAGCGTGACTTAGACTTTACCTATGCAGGTATGCGTCAAGTTGCAGACAAGTACCTTGTGCAAGATCGTTCTAACGGTCATGTCTACGAAACACCACAATACATGTACATGATGATTGCCGCAACATTGTTTGCGACATATCCAGCCGACAAGCGCCTAAGCTACATTCGTCGTTATTACGATGCTATCTCTACATTTAAGATTAACATTCCTACTCCTGTTATGAGTGGTGTGCGTACTCCTATTCGTCAGTTTGCTAGTTGCGTATTAGTTGACGTTGACGATACACTACCTTCTATCTTTAACAGCAGTTCCGCTGTTGGTTATTACATTGCTCAACGTGCTGGTATTGGTCTCAACGTGGGTCGTATCCGTGCCATCAACTCTAAGATCCGTGGAGGCGAAGTTGCACACACTGGTGTTATTCCTTTCTTGAAAGTATACGAAAGTGTTGTGCGCAGTTGCACACAAAATGGTGTGCGTGGTGGCAGTGCTACTGTTCACTTTCCTATCTGGCACAAAGAGATTGGCGACGTCATTGTTCTTAAAAACAACAAAGGCACTGAAGACAATCGTGTACGTAAACTAGACTACTCAATTCAGTTAAGCAAAATTTTCTATGAACGCCTGTTGGCCGACGGTGACATTACATTGTTCTCACCGCATGACGTTCCGGGCTTGTACGAAGCATTTGGCAACAACGAAGTGTTTGATGAGTTGTATGTCAAGTACGAAAAGGATCCAGCAATCTCTAAGAAGACTGTCAAGGCTATGGCCTTGTTTGGTGAGTTGCTAAAGGAACGTGCAGAGACTGGTCGTATCTATATCATGAATATTGACCACTGCAACAGTCACAGCAGTTTCACTGACATGGTGCGTATGAGCAACTTGTGCCAAGAAATTACATTGCCAACAGATCCTATTCAAACACTAGATGACAAGGAAGGCGAAATTGCTCTTTGTATTCTAAGTGCTATCAACGTAGGTAATGTTCGTGAACTTGATGACTTAAAGAACTTGACTGACCTTGCAGTTCGTGCATTGGATCAGATCATTGACTATCAACGTTATCCAGTCATTGCCGCAGAAATCTCTACAAAGGCTCGTCGTAGTCTTGGCATTGGCTATATTGGACTTGCACACTACTTGGCCAAGAAAGGCTTGAAGTACAGTGATATCGAAGCCGCACAATCAGTTAACCGTTTAACAGAAGCGTTCCAATACTACTTGATCAAGGCCAGTGTTGAGCTTGCCAAAGAAAAAGGTCCTTGCGAATATTTTGGTCGTACCAAGTACAGCCAGGGCATCTTGCCTATTGACACATACAAGCGTGATGTTGATGAATTCTTGGGAACAGACTTGCACTACGATTGGGAATTGTTGCGTAGAGAAATTGCTGAACACGGCATGCGCCACAGCACACTAAGCGCACAAATGCCAAGCGAATCAAGTTCAGTTGCAAGTAACGAAACAAATGGTATTGAGCCACCACGTGCGGCCATGAGTACCAAGAAAAGCAAGAAAGGACCACTCAAGCAAATCGTTCCACAATACGGTAGCTTGAAAAACAACTATTCATACTTGTATGAAGATGGTGTTCAGGATGGTTATGTTCGTATTGTTGCGGCAATGCAAAAATACTTCGACCAAGCTATTTCGGGTAACTGGAGTTACAATCCCAAACACTATCCTAACAACGAAGTGCCAATGAGTATCATGTTCCGTGACTTGTTGACCACTTATAAGTTGGGTTGGAAAACTTCGTATTACCATAACACATACGATATGAAGGGTGAGGATGAAGATACACTTGACAAAGCACAAGAACCTGTGTTACAATTACAACAAGTAAATGATGATGACTCAGAGGCTTGTGAAGCCTGTACAATTTAAGGGACAAGAAAGTGACAACAGTTTTTAATAAGGACAAAGTAGACTTTACCAAACAACCTATGTTTTTTGGTGAAGCACTCAATGCCCAACGGTTTGACACTTTCAAGTATCCAGTGTTTGATAAACTAACACAAACACAACTCGGATACTTTTGGCGCCCAGAAGAAGTGTCATTGCAAAAAGATCGCAGTGACTATCTTGACTTTCGTGATGAACAAAAGTTTATCTTTACTGCAAACCTAAAGTATCAGATCTTGTTAGACAGTGTGCAAGGTCGCGGCCCAGCAATGGCATTCATGCCTTACTGTTCATTGCCTGAACTTGAAGGTTGTATGAATGCATGGCAGTTTTTTGAGAACATTCATAGCCGTAGTTACACGCACATTATTAAAAATATCTACAGTAATCCCAGCGAAGTGTTTGACACAATGCTAGATGATGAAAAGATTATTGCTCGTGCCAAATCAGTGACCAAGGCCTATGACGAGTTTATTGATGCGGCCCAAGAATTTGCAGTAACAGGCAAAGGCACCTTGCGTGATGTTAAAACAAAATTGTTCTTGGCCATGGTCAATGTCAACGCACTTGAAGCCTTGCGTTTTTATGTCAGCTTTGCTTGTAGCTTTGCTTTTGGTGAGTTAAAGAAGATGGAAGGCTCTGCCAAGATCATTAGCTTAATTGCCAGAGACGAAAGTCAACACCTAAGCATTACAACTCACATTATCAAGAACTGGCTAAAAGGCGATGATCCTGAGATGCAAGAAATTGCTAATGCCAACTTGCATTTGATCGGTGAGATCTATGATCAAGTTGTTGCAGAAGAAAAAGAGTGGGCCGACTATTTGTTTAGTCGTGGAGCCATTGTTGGCCTAAATGCAAAACTTCTACACCAGTATGTTGAACACATTGCCAACAAGCGCCTTAAGGGCCTTGGCGTAGAAACACGATATGAACGTAGCGCAAATGACAACCCTTTACCTTGGACTGATCATTGGACAAGTAGCAAGGGATTGCAAGTAGCACCGCAAGAAACAGAAATTGAAAGTTATGTTATTGGCGGTATTAAACAAGACGTAAGCAAAGATACCTTTGCCGGATTTAAACTATAAGGAAAAAAATGTTAATCGATGTCAAACGTGATGGTGATGTAGTAACTCTAAAGATGAGTTCAGGTGAAGAACTAATTGGTACTTACAAAGAAGATGATAGTTCTACATACACTATTGATCGTCCAGTTACATTAAGCGTAGGTCCTAAAGGCGGCCCGGCACTTACTCCTTACTTGATGACAGTTAATCCAGCAAATACCCGCAACCTAAAGATCAACAAGGCCTTGGTTGTGTGCGTAGCAAATACTGACAAAGAACTAGCTGATCAGTATAGTTCAGCAATGAGCGGAATTCAAGTAGCACCAGCTGGATTGAAGTTCTAATGCCAGCAGTACATCGCTTGGGTGATGAAAACGATGGCGGTGGCGTCATTGAAAGTATTGCTCAAGGTACGGTGTTTGTAAATGGACAATTAGCCAGCATTGATGGTAGTAGTGTATCAGGACATGACTTACATTTACCAACTACTACAGCAAACGGTAGTACCACAGTGTTTATTGGTGGAATCCCTGTTAATCGCCTAGGTGACCCTGACGAATGTGGTCATAATAGAGCTGAAGGTAGTCCAGATGTTTTTATAGGTAATGGCGACGATGCAGAGGTCATAGATGATGCAACTGACGAGTCACCTAACTTGGTTTCGAACTTGTTTAGCAAACCAGCTGATAAACCAGTTGTTGCTGATCAGCAATATCCGTATCAACGAACCAGCCCTCCACCGACAGCAGAACAAAATAAGCAGGCTGGTACAGCACCAAATAATCAAGGCGTAACAGAATCGCCGCCGATAACAGACCAGCCAACAACAGAATGCGAACCAGGAAAGCCAAGTGTATTAGGATTCTTGCAACGGTGCTTGGCTGAAGCTTCTAAAGGAACATGGCGGGAAACTGGCCAAGGAGGAAAACCAAGTAATCCAAACATCATTCGCATGTGGGAAGATATTGGTGTAACTTGGTATAAAAGTGATCAGGTGGCCTGGTGCGCTGGATTTGCTTGTTTTGCAATGAAACAAAGTGGATTAAAATACATTAGAGAGCCCAACACATTCAATTTGTTTAATAAACTTCCTTCAACTGATCCTGGTTACAAGGTAGTACCAATTAGCGAAATGAAACCTGGTGATATTGTTATGTGGGGGTCGGGTCATACTAACTTCTGTTATACTGCAAATAACGGCAGATATACTTTTGTTGGGGGCAATCAAATACCAGGACCACAGTCAAGCCCGCCGGTTAGAGACCCACAAAACGACGGAGATGTTACAATAAGCTATCCCACTGGTTGGATCCCTAGCTTAGGCGGCATTACTAAAGTTATCCGATTAGATTGTTAAAATGAAATCTCCCATAAATAGTTGGGAGATTTCATTATGTGTGATGCAAAAGCGCCTGCCGCAGGCAAACGACTAACAACTGAAAGTGGGGTAATTTATTATCCTAACGACGCCGAAGGGCACGCCGCGGCCAAAGAAGACATGAACAAAACAATGGGCCCAGGCTCAGGCGAGGGACAACAACCACCACCCCCGCAAGAAAATCCCAATCCGCCAGAAGGGTGCGAGAATTATGACAATTCGATGTGGGATAAGGCCTGTAGCAAGTATTTCAAATTTTCACACATGAAATACAAACCAGTAGCAAATCCAGAAGCCAAGTTAACTGCAACTCAAATCGCATGTAACTGGCAAAAGACATGTCAAAATGTACTTGATCCCTTGATTGACGCAGGTTTTAAAATTACAATTAGTTCTGGGTACAGAACACCAGAATTTGACCGATCGCTTGGCGCTAAAAACAGCATTGGAGACCATCCATGCGGACGTGCAGTAGACATTCAAATATTAGGACAAGGTGATCCTGCAGAAAAGGCAAAAGGTTTGTTCAAGCACATTGGTAAAAATATGAGCGGATCCTTTAGCCAGCTAATTTATGAAGGACGTTGGGTACACGTAGCACATGGTGGTAACAGTCCTGCAAGCGTAGCGGTGCTAGTTGCTAGAACTGGGTCTGCACCTTATCAACAAGTTGGCGGCAAAGCCGGAACAAGTCTTCCGCCCGACCTTAAGTGGGCATAATGAAGTACGATCAACATGCCACTGTTGAAAAACTTTGGTTTGATCTTACGGCTGCAATGATACGCAAATACGGAGCATTGCGAACAGCAGGCATTCTTGCAGGCATATTGGCAAGACGTACCAAAGGCGACATTGATCTAAAATGTGAATTAAAAAGACGCATTGAAGAAGCATAAGTAGCACACTATGGCAAATATTCCAGTTATTCCCGGCGTTAGTGTTGCAACCAAAGGCATTCTAAACAAGCCCATCAAAGATATCATTTGTGCCATCTTGTTCGGTGGTATTAGCAACATGCTCAAGGGTCCATTGTTATGTGTAACAGCAGACCTTGATACATTGATTCAAGACAACTTTCCTGGTACACCAAGTTTAGCAGATTTAAAAAGCGAACTGGCAGAAATTAAGGATCAACTAAAGGCAGCAGAAGCATTGTCAGGTATTCCTGAAACTCTTGGTCGAGTTAATGCTGCCATTGCCGAAGTGCAAAGTTTATTAGCATTGGATGGCATGTGCGCGATCCCATTGAAGGCTCCGCAGATACCAGATGTTGTTAGTCAAGTGATTGATGCAGAGTTTAGAGAAATGGACGCCATCCTTAATGATTTAGGCAAGTTAGCAAAACCGTCAATTTGCTTAAATGGTGATGGCGGTCTAAGTACCGGATCATACAAACCAGATAGCATTTTAGGCAGCATTCAAAAACACTTAAACAAAATGGAAGACATTCCTGGTCAGAAGATTGATGCTCTCAAGAAAAGATTGCAAGGCGTATCTAAAGCACTAAAGAAGTCTATCAATCGTCAATTGTTCCCGGACTTTAGACACAAACACGATTTAACAACTGGTAAGCCTTGGGTAGCTGGTGGCGGGCCTACATTGGCAGCACCTCCACCAGCAGATGCAATTACAGCATTGGATAGGACAGCCGCAGATTATCCGCCACCTGATGCGCCAAACTTAAAAAGTGCAACAGCAACAGCACAGTCATTAGTATCCAGCATAAAGCAGACCGGTAGTTATCCAATTTCGGCTGATGGTATTAAAAATACCAATCCGTGGTTGCCATTGCTTGGACCCGAAGTATATGGTTTAGCAGTCAACGCATTGGCACCGCAAGATCCTTTCTTTGCACAGGAAGAGCCAGTGTACGACTATTGTGGAAAATTAATAGGTTATACTGCTACTGTAATTTCAGGGACACCGGACGCTATTGGTGGTGACCCATTAGCCGGAGCAGAATTATCTCCTCCAAAAGTATCGTTTGAGATTTTATGGATTGGTGATAGAAGCTGTTGGGCAGTAACCGGCGACGCACGTGAGCAAGTTATCAATGGCCGCAGGGATATGTACTTGAATGCAAATCCAACTATAGAACTTCGCAGAGGGTATGCACATACATTTAGTATTCCTTCTATTGATATTAGTGGAACAGGCGTTGCTGAAGAATTCTTTATCTGTTATGTAGATGAAAACTTACAACCACGTAAACAAAATGGTAACGTGGTACTATTTAATCAAGGCCTTGCACGATTAGAAACATACGAACTATTAGAAGATGCCAATGGTTCCTTTGACAATTCATATGCCTTGCAACGTAAAGGCACATACCCAACTGGTACCACCTTGTATTTTGCAGCCGAGCAACGTGTGTACTCAGGTGAAACAGAACCTGCTAATCCAAGTGAAGAAGTATGGTGGTATAATCTTGTTACCTGCGATACAAAACGCTTTGTATTGAATAGAGACTCTAACAACGAAGTATTAGATGGTACCGGAACATGGATAGAAGTGACAGAATCTGATCGTGCGGCAAAATGGTTTGGTAGTTCAAATGATTTTGGTGCACCTCATGCCAACTATCTAGCATACAGCAATAGAGACGGCACAGTTTATGGCCTATTGAAATTAATCTAACATGAAGCACCTTGAAGAAGCTGGTATGGGATACTTTGAGCACTTGCGATTTGCATGGAGCATGGGCTTTGCCTTATTGGTACATGGTGTTTTTCCTTCATTGTTCACTACCTATGCGTCAGATAAGATCAAACAACACAGTGACAGCAATTTAAATAGCTGATATGAAAACCACCGGGATTGACACTGATTGGCAGTACGACTATGCTGACCATAAATTTATATTGCAAATTGATCCAGCGACTCGATCTTTAAATTTTAGAGAATCGTGTGTGCATCGAGCAAGAGACTTGGCCAATACGCTACGCAATCCTGTGCTGAGCCTGAGCGGCGGCCTTGATAGTCAAATTGTCTTGCACTCGTTTTATGAGCAAGATATAAAATTAGATTGTGTGTTTAGACACTTTCCGGGATACAATGACAACGAGCTTGAAAACATTTCTGTACTACAGAAAAAATACAACTTTCATCTCACCGCTGTGGAAGTTGACACTGACAAACTAAAAGACAGCATACTTGACGAATACCAAGAATCGGAAATCCCTCCAAATCAA